AACTGAGGAAAGCATACTAATTAAGTCTACCTATAGAGATAATCCATTCCTACCTGAGTCAATCAAAAAGCAGATAGAGGACTTGAAGAGAACTGATGAGGCAATGTATCAGATATATGCTCTAGGTGAGAAAGCTATCTCTAAGAGTAACATCTATTCTAATTGGACATTTATAGCTCATAGACCTGTTAAGTTCGTAAAGTATGTAATGGGCTTAGACTTTGGATATAATCACCCTACAGCTCTAGTCAGAGTCTACTACTGTGACAATGATATCTTCATTGAGAAGATTATCTATGAGAGCTACCTCACCACTACTCAGCTGATAGAGAAGATGGATAGCTTGAATGTAGATAAGAATATAGAGATCATGGCTGACTACTCAAGACCTGAGATAATAGCAGAGATGAATACTGCAGGTTATGATGTGCATAATGCTAATAAGGTAGTAAAGAAAGGCATAGATAACATTAAGACCTTTGGAGTATTTTGTCAGGAGGATAAGCAGATAATGAAAGAGTATGAGAATTATAAGTGGAAGAAGATAGGTGATCAGATAATGGATGAGCCTGTCAAGCTATATGATGATGCTATGGATGCTATCCGATATGCTACCACTTACATAAGGCAGGAGTATTACACTGATGACTCTTACTATTCGTTCTAAACAAAAAGCAACTTTAATGTAATATAGTTATGAGTGATACACTAAAAAAAATAGCCGATAATCTAGGAGTGACTACCATCAATGGTAACTATCTTAGTGGCATAGCTGACTACTATGGAGTAGACTTAGCTACCTCTACTGATCTAATGGCTGATATACTAACTGAGGTAGGAGGCAATCCTGCTACATCTACTGACTATCTCCAGGACATAGTGCTAGAGTTAGGAGGGACAGTGACAATCAATGGTAATTGGATGGAGGCATGGGATGCTATTACAGCAACTCCTCCTGCTCTATTCACTACTGAATGGACTACAACTGCTAATAGTGAGGAAATATTTTTACCTTATGGTACAGGAACTTATACAGGGACTATTGATTGGGGTGATGGTAATACAGATGTTAATGATGGTACTATAAATACTCACACTTACGCAACAGCAGGAACTTATACAGTTATAATAGATGGAGATTGCACAGGTTGGTATTTTGGTACTTATGGTGGCTCAACATATATTACTTCAGTAGTAAATTGGGGACAGCTTCAGTTAGGTCCTGAGGACTCAGGATATAATTTTTATGGTTGCCCTAACTTAGATTTATCTTCAGTTTCAGATACTTTAAATTTAACAGGGGTAACTGTACTCACAGGATTGTTTAATGATTGTACTTCTTTAACTACAATTAATAATATAAATTCTTGGGACACTTCAGCAATTACAACTATGGCTGAGATGTTTAAGGGTTGCTCGGTATTTAATCAATCTTTGTCATTTGATACATCAGCAGTTACAGATATGAGTCAAATGTTTTATAATTGCACTGCATTTAATCAAGCATTGAGTTTTGACACTTCAGCAGTTGAAAATATGGCTAGGATGTTTAGAGATGCTACAGCGTTTAATCAAAATATAAGTTCTTTTAATACAAGTGCAGTTACGGATATGTATCAAATGTTTAGAGATGCACCTGCATTTAATCAAAACATAGGGACTTGGGATACTTCAGCAGTTACAAATATGTATGAAATGTTTTATGAAGCTACAGCATTTAATCAAAACATAGGGACTTGGGATGTAGCAAATGTTACAGACTTTACAAGGTTTATGCAAGGCAAAACAGATGCAACATTCTCTACAACTAATCTAAACGCAATCTATAATGGGTGGAGTACACAAGCAGTACAGTCAAGTTTAGACATAGATTTTGGCACTGCTAAATATACATCAGCTGCTACAGCAGGTAGGTTAATTTTAACAGGTACAGCATTATGGACCATAACAGACGGAGGACTATAATATGCCTAGCACTACTACAATCATAGCACAGCCTGCTCAGTTAATGCCTGCTTACAATCCTATTAAGTATATCATAGATAACACTAATAAGAATGAGCCTGGCTTCAGATACATCTTCACCATCTATCCTGCTGCAGGATCTCACATCCCTGCCAATGTAGTGGCTCAATATAGAGTACTACCTGTATTCAGTACAGGTTATGGTGAGCAGGATATAAGTAGACTGATGCAGTCATTGGTTACATATAATGAGTCAGGGATTAATTATGTAGAGGGTGGCAATCCTTACAATGTCTCAGAATCATGGTATCAATATGATGTAGACTTAGGCTTTGAGTTTATAGATAATATACTGTATACAGATGACTTAGCACCTGATGGATTGAATACCTTAATTGAATACACAGCTCATGGCTTTGTAGTAGGAGACCAGGTAGTGATTACTCAGGCAGATGGTGGAGTAGCTAATCCTGCATTAGAGGGATTGCATACTGTTATTACTGTAGATAATGCTAATCAGTTTACTGTCAATGTACTTTGGTCTACTATTACTGATGATACTATCAATGGCACTATAACCTATGCAGATTTAAGAAAGACTCAGGTATTGAATGACTCGTTAATAACTAACAAAGAGGTATTTAATGGAGCTTATAATTTATTTAATAATACAGCTCAGCAGTATCAATCATTCCCTAGTGCAGAGTATTTATCTGATGATGCTAATGGTTTATTAATGACTAGTAATTATTCAACAATTACATATCCTGCAGCTGCATTCTTTGGTGCTCAATTTTATTACAACCTTAGAGTATATGCAGGAGCTACTTATGAAGTAGAGTGGTATGACATGAATGACAATCTATTAGACAATGCCGCATTTAGTCCTGCTAGTGATGGCATCTATGCTGTCTTTGTAGGACCTACTGAGAATGTTTTAGAAGATTATTATGTGCTTATATATAATGATGCATCATTTACTAGTTTACCTTACTATTTCACCTATGACAATAGATGCACCATTAATGACCAACAGCTTATCTACTTAGATAGGATGGGATCATGGCAGACTTTTGCATTTCAATTAAGGACTTATGAGAAAGGGCAGATAACTAGAGAGCAGTACAATCAGCATATAGATGGACAGGTAGAAAGTGCAGAGTGGGTAGGAGTTAATCTACAAAAAGGATTCAGAACTTATAACACTAATGTCACTAAGACCTTTGACCTTAATACTAATTGGATGGACCAATATGATGCTACTAGATTTCAAGAGCTACTGACATCTCCTCAAGTATATTATAGTTTAAATGGGGGAGAAATTTTTGCTGCCTGTGTAGTAGAAAATAATACCTTTGAAGTATTCAGCCAAAAGAATAAGAAACTTATTAAGCAATCAGTGACTATTAGATTAGCACAGCAAGATCCTATCAATGGTTAGGATACAACTTAGCACAGGATACCTAGATGTTAAAGAGGGTACATCATTCCCTCTGAACTTTAGTGTAGGAGATATCAGAGATATATCTAAGAGAACAGGTAACTTTAGTAAGACCATTACTCTAGTAGGCAATAACAATAACAATACTCTGCTCAATCATTACTATGATGTAAACATTCAAGCAGGTACTTTCAATATCAATACTCTCACTAGCTGTGATGTTATTCAGGATGGTATCCCTGTTATGACAAACGCAACTCTTCAGCTCATTAACATTAAGAAGTCACAGCTCACATCAGCCTATGAGCAGATGGTGGAGTATGAGGTATTGATTAAAGAGGATAGAGGTACATTCTTTACTGACATCTCTAATAAGTATTTGACTGACTTAGATTTCTCAGACTTAGATCACTATGTAGATCCTGCAGAAGTAATCGATAGCTTTGACCATACAGTAGCAGAGGGCTATAAGTATGTGATGCCATTTAACATAGACAATCAATATCAGTTTAATTGGTTTAAGCCTGCTATCTATGCTCAGACTTACTTTGATAGAATCTTCGCTACATCAGGATACTCATATACTTGGGCAGGATTAGAAGCTGCGAACTTTGATAAGCTACTGATTCCATACAATGGTGATCAGAATATAGTGGATTGGAATGATGCTAAAGTGGTGGCAGATGGTGAATTGAATCACACTATAACCCAACCTCTTTATAATTTCTATGCAGGGACACAAATAGCAGGCTCTGCTGATATAACTACAGGATGGACTGAGATATCAGATCCTGCTAATATATTTGATCCTACCAATGGAGAGTACACTACTCCTCAATGGGTAGGATTAGGCTCAGCTGAATCTTATGTTTATACTGCAACTATAACAGGTACGGTTAGCTTAGATGCATCAGTAAATTCTAATTTTAATAATTCATTTATTTACAGATACAATCCATTTTTAAGGGTAAAAGTAAATGGTAATTATAATGTTAAATGCTATTCAAGTTCTATTGATATTACATCAGCTACTTATAATGCAGGAGTAACACAAATAGGAACTATAAATGCTGTATTCACTTTCAATGCTACTACTGATGGTATAGGAGGGATAGATATACCTGATATACAGATAGTAAATGCAGGAATAGATCTTCAAAAAATATTAGTAGCAAATGGAAGTTTAGCAAGTTCACAGGATTTAATATGGGGAGATGTAAATACAGCAGCTGCTACTTTTACTCCTCCTGAAATAATCCTAGACCTCACATCCATAGACCTAACAATCCGCCCATCTGATAACATCCCATTGAACAGTGGTATCACTACCATGAATACCTTTGTACCTGAGAAGATTAAGCAGTCTGATTTTATTAAGAGTGTATTTATGATGTATAATCTTTATGCTACTCCTGATATTGAGAATGAGAATAACCTAATACTAATCGCTAGAGATGAGTACTATGATTCAGGTAAGGCAGTAGATTGGACTAACCTACTAATGAAAGACAAAGAGCAGTCTATAATCTTTATCCCTGAGCTTAACAATAAGAAACTAAGACTCAGCTATAAGGCAGATACTGACTCACCTAATACAGTCTATACTGATGTCACTAGAGAAATCTATGGGCAGGTAGAGGTAACATTTGAGAATGAGTATGTGAAAGGCATAGATGTCAAAGAGCTTATCTTCTCACCTACACCGGTACAGCCTACAGTATTCGGTGCATTCCTGCCATTACTAAATGGTGCAGCACCTAAGACTAATATAAGAATCTTATTTGATAATGGACAGGTAACTGCTCAGGAGGTGGATATACTTTCAGGATATGATACAGTAACTCCTACAGGTGGAAAATATCCATACCTCTCACACTTTGGAGGAGCTGATCCCTTTAATCCTACCTTTGATATTAACTTTGCAGAATGTCAATACTACTATTATCAGGTAGCTCAGAACACTAATAACAATCTTTACAATAGTTATTGGAGGAGAACAGTAGCACAGATAAATGGAGGTAAGCTATTGACTGCCTACTTTTATCTTAGAGAGACTGACATCCAATACATGGAGCTGAATGATAAGATAAGGATAGACAATTCATGGTGGAGTATTAATAAGATTATAGATTATAATGCTAATGATTCAACACCTACCAAAGTAGAGCTGATTAGCTTAGAGACTGAGATAGACCTACCTCCATTCTTTGGTGGACCTATCACTCCTGTAGGACCAGGTAATGGTACTCAGATTCAATCTATCATGAATACTTATAGAAGTACTACTAATGTCACTACTAATAACAATGACTCTATTATCTTAGGCTCAGGTAATGTAGTAGGTGATGGACTTAGAGCCTTAGTAGTGGGAGATGGTCTAAGTATAGAGAATGATGGCATAGCTACTACTAATCTTACAGTGACTAATACTCTCAATGGTAGAGCAGTTAGTGATATCCTACCTACCTACACTAAGTATGTAGCTTTGATTACTCAGAATACCACCTCAGATCCTACAGTGATAGAGCTAGAGAATACTATAGGTCCTATAGTTTGGACTAGGGTAAGTACAGGATTTTATTATGGTACACTAGCAGGAGCTTTTACTTTAAATAAAACTTATGCTATGATTAATCAAGTAGAGCAAAATGGTATAGTAATGGTAGCTAGATTAGGTGATAATATTATTACAATAACTACCACTAACCTACATAGTCCTACTGCAGCACATCATGATTCACATCTTAATAACAACACCCTAGAAATCAGAGTATATGAATGAAGTAGTAATACCCCTTAAGATACAAGGCATAGCTCAGATGAAAGCTGAGTTAAGAGAATTAAAAGGAGCTATAGCTAGTGCTACTGATCCTGCACAAATGGCTGCACTTGCTCAACAAGCAGGTGTACTCAGTGATAAGATTAAGGATGCTAATGAGGCAGTAGCTGTATTTGCATCAGGATCTAAGTTTGAACAGGTAAGCAATGGTATTGGAGGTATAAAAAGCTCATTGATGTCATTGGACTTTGAAGAGGCAGCAGAGAAGTCTAAGACTTTTGCTACAGCATTAGGTGGTATAGGTAAGGCTGACATAGCTAAGTCAATAGGTGGTATTACTAGTATGATAGGTACACTATCAAAAGCATTTATAAAGTTAGGACTTACTATCTTAATGAATCCTATATTTTTAATAGTAGCTGCAGTAGTAGCCATCATAGCTGTCATAGCTCTAGTACTTAAATCCTTTGGAGTATTAGATGATGTGATAGCTGCACTAATGGCTCCTGTTAATGCTGTGATTGCAGCGTTTAAAGCAATGACTGATTGGCTAGGACTTACATCCTTTGCAGCAGAAGAGAATGCAGAAAAAACTGCAGCAGCTAATAAGAAAGTAACAGAGTCATCTAAAGCAAGAGAGGCTCAGGTAGTAGGAGCTTTGGGCAGAGAGATTGCTGAACTTAAAGCTGCAGGAGAAGATACTACTAAGCTA